CCACCCACTGATACCCCACGTTGAATAGCTTTAAAGGCTTCATCAAGGCTAAGTTCATCAGGGTTAGCGGGAACAAACACGGGCATATCTTTATGATCTAAATAGATATTGTTTGCAGCTAATAGGCGAGGAATAAGTTGAGTATTAATTACATCAGTGTATTGATCTCTATAATCTTCTACATAACTACCGTGCATAGATGTAAGTGAAGAGGATAATGCGTAACTACCACCACCATCTTGTCCAAGCAATGCAGCTTGCGCACCGAAGCAGTTGTAGATAGCTTTGCGCTTCTGGTCAATTACTTGGGAAGTTTGATAAGCTTTCCCTCCACTACCTCCGTCAATACCTACAAGCTTAAAATCGTAATCAAATATCTTACTATTCGGATCATGATCTGAAGTCAGTAAGATGAAAGAAGATTTTCCAGCGTGGAAGTCTGCCATGTTCTGTTGTAGAGCTGCATACTCTTTAGCTGCATCACTATTTGGATCGTCATTAGCGGCTTGTATAAGCTCACTAGGCACTCTTAACATTGCGAGGCCTACTAAATCCTTACTAATCGCTGTCATCTCGTAAGACTGAATCAACTGTTTCTCTACGAAAGGATCATAACAGTGCATTAAAGGAGAATCACCTTCGGGGTTACGCATTGTGCTATTTATTGCAGTGTGAAGTAGCTGTTCCGACTTGATAGGTGTATATGTGGAGGCGACATTCAATGAAGAACTTAACAAGTTACCTCGGAAAGTGGTGCTACGTGCTAACCTTGAGTTCTGGGTTATTTTTGGCTTTTGTACAAAACCTTTCCACTCCGTTAGATTATCATTCCATAGCCAACCATAGACGGACGACTGATCCCGTGGGGATAGTTTACGTAAAACTCTTGAGCCTTTATACTGACCATACTTCCGCACTTCGGTAACGATATTCAAATCGCTCCAACCACACTTTGTCGCTGTAACCATATCTCTACATGCTTGTAACCATGAACCGTACGTCATGTTCTTTAAGCAGTAGTCGATAAACTCTGCGGCAACTTTACCTTTCCCCGAATTAGTAGGGGAAATCGTTTTACCCTGAGATAAGGATTTTATAGTGTGGATATTAGTGAGGTGTAGTCCAGTATAAACCGCATCATCATTTACCATTGCTTCAAAAGTATTAAGTCTTGCTGGAAGTGCTAACTCTTTCTTCTTGACGTTATTGATAAAGTTTGATGCGGTTACGATATGCGGCTGCCCTAACTCTCGTTGAGTAGGTACAACCAGATCACGGTGGGATTCAGCTTTCTGTATAGGTTGACTGACGTTTGTATCAGTCATAGGCTATTACTCTGCTAGTGTGTTTAAAAGGAACTGTTTGATTGCTGCTGGGTTTTTCTTATCCGCAGGAACTTCAACATTAAGTTCCTTGGCTAGATCAAGTAACGGCTGCTTTTTAGTGAGCTCTTCGATACGTGATTTTACTGAAGGTGTTTCGATTTCATCATCTTCTTTAACTTCTACAACATCTTCACTAGCTGCAAGCTCGGCCTTAATCTCTTCTTGAATCTGTTTATCAATATCAGCGATAAGTGCTTTATCTTCATCTGCACCAGTGGTAGAGGTAATACTAGGTTTAGGAACTTCGTAACCTTTCGGGTAGAGTGCTACGGTTTTACGATTATGACGAAGTACAGGTGCATCAGATGTCCACTGAGAACCTTGTGGTGCAGGAACATAACCTTCTTCGAACGCTTGGAATAGTTCTTCTATAAATTGGTTACCTTTAATACGTGTAACACCTTTAACGTTAATTACTTTACGCTTACTTTGTTGTTCTTTACTCATCATATACTGCATGGTTTATATCGCCTCCGATTATAAGTTCTTTAAATTGTAGTTTTCTAACATATCTGCTGCACGAGTTCGGTCATCCTGCTGATTACGGACTACGAGGTTTCTGACACGAGATTGTGCGAGGAAGTTAAATACTGTTGCTGTACTATCCGACCAGTCATCTTTACTTTCAACTGACCTTCCCGAACGCTCTCCATCGAAGTTCTCATGTTCTTTATAAAAAGCTTCAAGGGTTGCTCGGTCGAAGGTTGACTCAACTATAAATACTAAACCCGCTTCTACTGCATCAGCAAATGGAGTGTATTTAGTTAGTTTGTTTTTATTATTAGGTACAGGGTCTTTCTTGACAGATAACCCCTCCGCGATAAGGCGTTTCGCTGCCTCTTCGTAAGCAACTTTACCCGCTGCTGCTGGATCTACAGGAAGTACAATAGTACATTCTACTCCGTCCATGTGCCCTTGCTTCGCAATAAGTTTATCACGTTTCTGCGGACGTTCTCTGAATCTACCAAACTGCCCTAAGTGTTTATCTTTATTTTCTGGGTGGTGTTGTCCTACGATGTAGTAGTATCCATCCTTACACTTACCCATCTTAGTTCCTGCTGTGAAGTCGGGGTCTTTATTATTAGTAGTTATCTCTTGTGACGCAGTGTCCCATCCTCTAGCCCACTTAATCCTGCCAAGAGGTACACTATCCAGCTTACCAAGATTCTCTCTCTTAAAGTAGTTAGCACCTTCAGCTTTTACGTCCCAATTCCCGTCGAGTAATTGTGCTCTATCCGTAGGATTAAGCCCTTTCAAGAAAGATAAGTAAGATGGGTTGTTTTTAATCATGACAGGGTTGTCATAGATAGTTCCTGATACAAAAGTAAAAGAAGTAGGCTCTTGGTCTTCACCGAACTTCTCGATAAGTTCTTCCGATGTATCTCCCCAAACGAAGTCTCCATCAATCTTAATGAAGTATCGAATCTTGCCGTCCCTCTCTGGGATAGGGTAGCCTTCTTCATCGAGATACCAGTCAATTAACTCTCTTATTTTGTGGTCGGGGTCTGGGTTACATGACATTACCATCCTTGAGTGGTGGCTAGAAGATGACCTTAAACGGGACATCATATATTCTAACTGCTCCCATTCAAACTGTGTTGCTTCATCAACACCTATAAATGTAAACTGAAGTCCTTGAATGTTTAGTTTATCAGATACACGTTCCATGTGAGAGTAATCTACCCTAGCCCCGTTGGGCCAGATAAACTCCATCTTCTGTTCCCGTTTTCTAGGACGCTGTTCTGTCGGGAGAGACAGGTATATGTCTGATCCTGTATCCCAAATACCCCCTTGACCTTTAATCTGTGGGGTAGTCCTTCGAAACATACGGCAAGTAGTTCTACCATCATCAACTAAGAACAGAGGTATAAGCTGTAAGATATAGCTCTTTCCAGAACCAGCAGCACCTCCAATTATCACTACTTGTGCTTCTAGTGCGGCTTTAAGCATCATCGCTTGTTTAGGGGAGCAGGGTTCGTATATAGCACGTTTAGTCATGGTTTCGGTAGCAAGGATTGGAACAGCTCAACTTGTCCTCCGACATGTTTTCTTTGTTCTTCCGTGAGAGAGTTTTCACCCTCTTCCGCTAATGTAGTCATAAGTTCATCTACTGCGATGTATGACCTAACCAGCTCGTCCAATTCTTTGGTAAGCTTATTGTATAACATATAGGTTGCTCCTTTATTTATATGGGGTTGGGTGGTTATCCGTCGGAGGCTAACTGATACCATCTTTTCACAACTGAGTAGTTGCGCCCAAAAGAGGTTAGCCTTTATATTCGGCTGAAATAAGAGGGATAACATTGTCACTGCTAGTCTTATCTGTAGGGGATTTTGTTACGTGGATTATATCTTCATCTTTATTCTTAGTTAACGTGACATAGATATCCATAACTTTGAATGCGGCTTTTAACTGGTTGTTCTCTGAACCATTCGACATGATAGACATTGCTTTCTTAAAAGCTTTCATGTTACCTTTAGAAACTTCTTCTATAAGTTGTTCATGTGTAGGTACTTTAACGCCACTACCTACAGGTCGGCCTCTCTTATTACCTGATTGGCCTTTTTCCCATTGTGCCATAATTGTTCCTCTTTTCTTTCCTAAAGGATATATTATAACACATTTTGGAACAAAAGTAAAGAAATATCAAATATTAGTTGACATCAGGTAAGAAGTGTGTAATTGGTGTTTCGTGCTCTTGGTGAGCGTACTGCTTATCTAGAATGTCATAGTGATCCGTGAGTACGTAATACACAGGGGCTAAACAAAGACTACATAAATCCTCCTCAGCACCATGATCATTCAAAATAAGGTGAGGAGGGAGTTTCCTATTGCAACATTTACATCGCATAGTATTCTCCTTTAAGGTGGTTATATTGTGGTGGGTATGTATTTATGGGGATGTTGACTGCAAGCCCTGCCTAGCTTTTAACACTCTAGCAGTTATACTCTTCGAGTGACAATCAACATTCTGATAAATTATACTATGTAATGTGGCAGAAGATAGAGGAATCGAACCCCAACCCTTTCGGATCAAATCGTTTAGCAAGCGTTCCTAGTGACCACACTAGATTATCTTCTTTGGTACAAGTTAAGAGTAGAGTTTTAATGCGGTCATTATACTTTTTCTGCCTAAATTCAACTCTTGTGCTATAGCTCTCTGCGATAACCCCTTCAACTTAAGGTCTAGTATTTTATCAACTAGCACTCTCGTCAGTGGAGATTTCTTACTATCAATACCTTTTGGAGTTACTGTAAGTCCTGTTGCAATCGCGTGTAATACGTTACCCCTCGCGGTAATCCATTCTAGGTTATCAACCGTGTTGTCAGTTTTTACACCGTTTATATGATTAACAAAGGGTAAGTCTTCAGTGTTGGGTATAAACGCTTCAGCAACCATCCTGTGTACCTTTACACATATAGACTTACCTTCACGTCCACCTATCCTAGAAGAGATAACCAAATAACCTGTTTTAGTTAAACCTTGTTTTAAGATCTTATTAGTTCTTTTACTAAAAACCTGACCGTCAGTGTTAACCATAAATAAGTCCCTATAAGAGGGTACATCTTTAAACATAATACCTCCTATATTGAGTGTGGTGGCCCCATCTGGATTTGAACCAGAGATGAACAAGTTATGAGCTTGCTGCCCTAGACCGCTAGGCTATGGGGCCGTGTTAAGTCTGCTAAGTCTGCTAAGAGTTTTACCTCGTCATTACGTAGGAAGCAGTTCCTATCACCGTAACCATAGTTCGTCCGAAATAACACACACGAAATCGGACAAGATATTACAAGACTAAAAGTTTTACTTCACAGCAATACTCTGTACCTACTAGCTGTTAGGCTTACTAGCTCACCAGACATCGGGCTGCTACACTTTTAAATATAGCAATACCCTATCACCTCCTTACGTTGAACCGCCTAAGCGATTGTGGCTTGGAACCTTGTCTTAAT